TTTCTGCAAAACATAGAAAACCAAGAAATTATCACTTTTCTAGACGACAACATAGAAGCCCAATATAGAGAACCTTATCTCAAATTGAAACATGGATCTAAAGTACCCAAGGCAGAAGTAGTCAAATTACAAAAATATATACAAGAACTTATAGAGCGATTCCAATGCCAAAAAAAGCTGTGATCAGGAAAAAAAGAGGTCAATTAGGCCTTGACGAAGAACAATACATAAAAGATAATGTTAATAAATTATCTATAGAAGATATAGCAGATCACCTTAATCGCACAGTAAACCCCGTTAAAAAATTTATTGAACAAAATCGCCTACTTTCAGGAGAAGATGACCAACAAATAGAATTCCTAAGAGCAAAACTACATAGTAAAACCTTCTGGCAAGAAATAGAAAGACAATTTGACCAAACAACAGGAGAGCTTGAATATTTTGAGAATACCTGGATTGGGTTAATCAAACAGTTCAGGGAGGACGTACTACCTGCAGAAGAATTACAAATAAAACAATTTATCACCATAGACATCCTTATTAATAGGAGTATGAAAGAACGCAAACGCCATATTAGCGAAACTGAAAAACTACAAAAGCAAGTAGATGCTGAATACGAAAAGAAAGAGAGTGAGCGAGATCTAAACAGGTTGGCCAATTTAGAAACCCAGTTAAGTTTTGCAAGAAATAGCATTGCCAACTATACTAATGAATATACTAAATTATTAAGCGAACAACAAAAAATTAGCAAAGACCTAAAGGCTACTAGAGAGCAAAGAATCAAAAGGATCGAGGATGGAAAAAGTAGCTGGGTAGGACTTATAAGAATGCTAGAAGACGAGGAGCTTAGAGAAAAGCAGGGCAGAGAGATGGAAATTTTAAATATGGCCTCTAAAAAGTTCAGGGAGAACCTGTCAGAGTTACATACATACGAGGACAATGGAATAGATCAACCTTTACTATTACCAGAAAATCAGGACTAAAATGAAAACAGCTTTAATTAGTGGAATTACAGGACAAGACGGATCTTATCTGGGCGAGTATCTGTTAGATCTAGGATATAAAGTAGTAGGTCTACATAGAAGATCTAGTAATCATAATATATCCAGAATAGAATCCTTGATCAAGCATAAAAATTTTATACTACAGGAATTTGATCTTACAGATCCTTCAGATTGTAGCTCTACTATAAAAGAGTATGCTCCAGACGAATTTTACAATTTAGCTGCTCAGAGCCATGTTGCTACTAGCTTCAAGCAGCCTACTACTACATTTGAAATAAATACCGTTGGTGTCACCAATCTCTTAGAATCAATTAGATTACACTCTCCAGACACTAAATTCTACCAAGCTAGCACAAGCGAAATGTTTGGGCGAAATTATTTGGTTGATTCACAAGGCGAAAAATATCAAAACGAGCAAACACCAATGCTTCCCCAGAGTCCGTATGCATGTTCTAAACTATGTTCTCATCATATGGTGCATATTTATAGACACTCTTATAACTTGTTTGGTTGTAGCGGTATATTATTTAATCATGAAAGCCCTCGCAGAGGAGCTAATTTTGTCACCAGAAAAATTACTATATATTTAGCCAAATTGATTAATGGTCTGATTAAAGATGATGAAAAATTAAGACTAGGCAATATCGAAGCATATAGGGACTGGGGCCATGCTCAGGACTATGTAAAATCTATGCACATGATGCTAAACCACGATATTCCAGACGATTATGTAATAGCAACAGGGAAAACCCATAGTGTAAAAGATTTCCTACAAGAAGCTTTCCAGCTTTGGGATTTAGATTATAATAATTATATACAAATTGATCCTGAATTTTATAGACCTTGCGAAGTAGAATTTCTTAAGGGTGATGCTACTAAAGCTAGACAAACTCTTGATTGGAAGCCAGAATACAACTTTCAGCAGTTAGTGGCCAATATGGTGTATAGTGATTTGGAACTATTTAGATGAGAAGAAACTTTAATGATCCAGTTTATAAAAAATGGAGAAAAGAAGTTTATTCAAGAGATAAGTTTCGTTGTAGGTGGCCTAATTGTGGTTCTCGTCACAAGATAAACGCTCACCATATTAAAACTTGGTCGGATTTTCCGCATTTGAGATACGAGATTAATAATGGTATCACTCTTTGCAAACAACACCACGACATGATAAGAGGAATGGAAGATCAATATAGTACAGCTTTTTTAAAAATTTTACTATCAGACTTTAACAAAAACAAGAAAAGGAACAGCAATGATTGAATTAGAAAAAACTATAACTATTCAAGCTCCTCCATATACGGACCAGAATGATAAAGTTATTACCCCAGAACCTCAAGTTGTAGACAAGCTTGATGTTTTATATCATATTCACCCAGAGCAAAAAATGGCATTTGCTACGTTTAGCAATGTTCCTGGTAGATTCATGTTATATCAGGGTGAAGACTATGAAAATAATCAAGACGATATCAATATTACATCTTTAACATACAAGCTCTTGATGGTATTGGGCGACGATATTGAAACAACCATTAATAATCAATTTCCAAAAACCTTAGAACAAGACCCAGATGGACCAGGAAGCATTCTAACGAGCATGATAAAGACTATTGGTATTAAGTCTTCATCTAATTGTAGTTGTCGCCGTCACGCCTTAGAAATGAACGAAAAAGGCCCAGATTGGTGTGAGCAGAATATTGACACTATTCTTTCTTGGCTAAAAGAAGAAAGCCAGAAAAGAAAATTGCCTTACGTAGAATTTGTTGCAAAGTCTATGGTTCAGAGGGCCATATACAAATCAAGAAAGCTTATAGCAAAGAATCAAGAAGATTCTAAAGAAGCAGAATCTGTTTCTGGCTAGCAATCTCAACATGAAAAACGAAGACTTCAGAATAGTCGTAGATACCAGAGAACAACAACCCTGGGCATTCCAGGACTATATGAGCACAGTAGCTAAATTAGATACTGGCGACTATTCTATTGAAGGTTTCGAAAATTTAATTTGTATAGAACGCAAAAAGTCTGTTAGTGAATTTGCAAATAATATTACAGAATCTCGTTTTAAGGATGTTATTGCGAGACTAAAAGATATCAAATACCCATTCTTTCTGTTAGAGTTTAGTGTTGAAGACATACTAAAATATCCCGTAGGCTCTAATGTTCCTAAAAGGATGTGGAGTAAAATCAGAATTTCTCCAGCGTTTATCATGAAAAATATTCTGGATTTAGAATTAAAACATAATATCAAAGTAATATTTTGCGGAGATCCTATGAGCGCAAGCAAGCTTGCTGGTATGATATTCAAAAGAATGTATTACCATATATCTAAGGAATTAACAGATGGCTAATTATGACAATGCGTGGTTAGGTCTTGGTGATTTAAGTTCGTTGGATATTAAAAATCCAATGATACACAGATCGAAATACGACATTGAGCATCCAGACACTCATTTAATGAAACTAATGAGAGACACAAGCTATATTGGGTCTACAGTTAAAATGCTGTTTGATATAGAGCTACACCCTATTCAAATGGTTATTCTACAAGAATTTTGGCATAGACCATTTCCCATGTTTATTGCTAGCCGTGGATTTGGTAAATCTTTTTTGATGAGTCTATACTGTATATTAAAATGCACGTTTGTTCCAGGAACCAAAATAGTTGTTGTTGGGGCCGCATTTAGACAGAGTAAGATTTTATTTGAGTATATGGAAAATATCTGGAAGAATAGCCCTGTACTGAGAAGTATTTTTAGCGGCAACGATGACGGGCCTAGAAGAGATGTAGATAGATGCACATTAAGACTAGGAGATAGTTGGACTATTGCTATTCCTATGGGCGACGGTAGCAAAATCAGAGGTTTAAGAGCGCATATTATTGTTGCTGATGAATTCGCATCTATATCTCCCGATATTTACGAAACAGTCGTTGCTGGTTTCGCTGCTGTTAGTGCCAGCCCTATTGAAAATGTAAAAGAGGAAGCAAGAAAAAAGGCTATGCAAGATGCTGGTTTATGGACACCAGAATTAGAAAGCTTAATAGTCAGAAAGAGTAATCAAGCTATCATATCGGGAACAGCAGACTACGGCTTTAAACACTTTGCTCAGTACTGGAAAAGATATAAGGCTATTATAGAAAGCAAAGGAGATATTAATAAATTACAAGAAATATTTACTGGGGAAGTTCCAGAAAATTTTAATTGGAAAGATTATAGCGTAATTAGAATACCTTATGAATTAATACCTAAGGGCTTCATGGATGATAAGCAAGTATCAAGAGCCAAAGCTACTATTCATACTGGTATATATAACATGGAATATGCTGCCTGTTTTGTCAATGATAGTGAAGGATTTTTTAGAAGAAGTTTGATAGAAAGTTGTGTTACCGGAAATCCCAATCCTATCAAGATAGGCGAAAAAGAAATTATTTTTGAAGCAAAGACCAAGGGTGATCCTAATTTAGAATACATATATGGTATTGATCCCGCTAGCGAAAAAGACAATTTTTGCATTGTAATTATAGAATTACATCCTGATCATTCTAGGGTTGTTCATGTATGGACTACTAATCGATCAAATTTTCAGGACAGACAAAAAACAGGACTAGTCAATGAACACGATTTTTATGGTTTTTGTGCTAGAAAAATAAGAGATCTTATGAAAATATTTCCTTGCGCACGAATTGGACTAGATGCTCAAGGCGGTGGCGTTGCTATCGAAGAAGCTCTTCATGATCCTTCTAAACTCCAAGAGGGAGAAGTGCCTATATGGCCAGCTATTGATCCAAACAAAGCGAAAGAAACTGACGATAAATCTGGATTACACATATTAGAGCTAATACAATTCGCTAAATCAGAATGGACCTCACAGGCTAACCATGGTTTACGAAAAGACCTAGAAGACAAACTTTTGTTATTTCCAAGATTTGATAATCTAAGTTTAGGACTATCTATGTTGCAAGAAGGCAAGGACATCATAGATACAGATAGCACAAATCTATATGACAGCGCACAAGATTGTATTATGGAAATAGAAGAGCTTAAAAACGAATTAACTACTATTGTTATGACTCAAACCAGCAATGGTCCCAACGCTAGAGATAGATGGGATACTCCAGAAGTTAAAATGCACGGAGGAAAAAAGGGTCGATTACGCAAAGATAGATATAGCTCATTAGTAATAGCTAATATGTTAGCTAGACAAATGCATAGACAATCAGCTCCAATATCTTATGATATTATTGGAGACAACCTGCGTAGCAGCAGCGCAAAACAGGACGGAGAGATGTATAAAGGTCCAGATTGGTTCACCCAAGGAGCTAATGCAGATATTTATACTGGAATTTACAGATAATTAGTGTATATAATTATCAATACAATTACAATACCATTACAAAACGAATGATATGTCAGATAAACAATCGCCTATTAAAAATGCCTCTATTTCCCCTAATGAAGCATATGTTTTTTGGACTAATGACCCTAATACTCAAGGGGAGGCGCTCAAAGCTTCTGCTGGAGCCCTAGAAGAATATACTGGAATAAACAAAGCTGTAGCCGGTCGTAGATATTACAACGATTTCTCTAATTTGGATGGTAATACTGGAGGCCGACCAGGATTAACAAGACAAGATTATGACTATTTTCGTCCAGATGAAGCCGTACCAAAACATGTTAAGGCGGTAATTAAAAAAGCGGAAGACATATATCAAAGAGTTGGTTTAGTCAAAAATGTGATTGATCTTATGGGCGATTTTGCCGTACAAGGAATAAAAATTGTTCATAAGAATAAAAGGATTGAGAGATTTTATAGGCAGTGGTTTAAGAAAATCAACGGCAAAGATAGAAGCGAAAGATTTTTAAATAACCTATACAAGACGGGCAATGTTGTTATAAATAAACAAACTGGTAAAATTGGAACCAAAGTAGCAAAAGATCTTTATAAAGCCATAGGTGTTGCCGACCTAAAGATAGATACTTTACCAGAATACAAAATAGAAAAGAAAGAAATCCCTTGGAGATATACTTTCATAGATCCTGTATGTGTAGAAGTTTCTGCTGGTGCTTTATCTTCATTTGTACACGATAAACTTTATGAGTTGGTTTTACCAGCCAGAATAAGAAAAATTGTAAATTCTCCAAGAAACGATAATGAAAAAAATATTATTAACAATCTTCCTCCTTCTATCGTAGATGCCGCTAAGACAAGAAAGCCCTATCCTCTAGACCCCAACAAAGTCGTAGTATATCATTATAAGAAAGATGATTGGCAAACATGGGCTTATCCTATGATTTATGCAATCATGGATGATATTACAGTCATCGAAAAATTAAAACTCGCAGATATCGCAGCATTAGATGGGGCCATTTCCAATATTAGGATTTTTAAGCTAGGTAGTCTTGAACACAAGATAGCTCCGACAAAAGCGGCTACAGCTAAACTCGCTCAGATTTTAGGAAATAATGTTGGCGGAGGAACAATGGATTTGGTGTGGGGGCCAGATATAGAATTACTAGAAAGCAAAACAAACGTACATCAATTTCTAGGAGAAGGTAAATATACACCTCACTTAAATAGTATATATGCTGGACTTGGAATCCCTCCAACTCTTACTGGAACATACGGTGCTGCTGGCACTACAAATAATTTCATATCACTAAAAACACTAACCCAAAGACTACAGTACGGTAGAGATTTATTGATGGATTTTTGGGAAAAAGAAATTGTATTGGTACAAAAAGCAATGGGTTTTAGATTTCCGGCTAGTATAGAATTTGACAGAATGGATCTAAGTAATGAGGATGCTGAAAAAGCACTACTTATACAATTAGCTGATAGAAATCTAATTAGTGACGAGCTACTACAAACCAAGTTTGGTTTTGATCCTGATATGGAAAAAACAAGACTAAATAGAGAAAACAGAGATAGGAAGTCAGACAGAATGATTAAAAAGGCTGGGCCTTGGCATGATCCACAATTCGATAATGCATTAAAGAAACTATCCTTACAATTAGGCATAGTAACGCCTTCCCAAGTTGGTCTCAGCTTACCAAAGAAAAAACCATCAGAAAAAACAGCAATACAACTTAAACAGGAAATGTCATCAACGAAGTTGGCTAACGATTCCCCGGAATCGTTGCGTGGAGTACCTGGAGAAGGAAGACCCAG